AACAAAGATAGTTTTGTTCGCAAACGAATAATAGATCAAAATCTTGCGTTCTTGAATCAACGATTGACTTACTATTTGGATAAAATTGGCTTGCCCCACACTGTGGAGTTTCAGAATGATCTTACTGTGATTATCACCCAACTAGGGCAGGACTTAGACTTTGATAATTTAAGCCGTGGTGAACGTAATCGTTTGATATTATCGTTGTCATGGGCGTTCCGTGATGTATGGGAAAATCTATACACCAGTATCAACTTGCTGTTCATTGATGAACTTGTGGATTCAGGTATGGATGCGTCTGGAGTTGAATCCAGCATTGCTGTGTTGAAACGCATGACTCGTGAGCGGGACAAAAACGTGTTCTTGATTTCGCACAGAGATGATCTAACCAGTCGTGTTAATCACGTACTCAAAGTGATCAAAGAAAACGGATTCACCAGCTATTCAAATGACATAGAGATTATGGCATGAGTTCAGACGCACATGATCGCATGATTCATGCCTTTCAGGAATACTTTAAATGGCAGGATCGATTTCATCACAAAAAATCCAACGAAGCAGGTATCAAAGCAAGATCATGGCTATCAGAAATACGCACACAGGCATCAATATTAAGAGTAGAAATACAAGATAAACGCAAGGCACAGCGAGAATCCAGAAAAGGCATGAGAGGCAAGAAGCTTTAACTAATTAAAGAGTGCAATGGACGTTTCAAAATCAACCCGTAAACGAAATACCAGAAGGCTATATTGGCTTTGTTTATATAATCACGAATAAAATCACCGGACAGAAGTACATAGGCAAGAAATTAGCACAATTTAAACGCACTAAACCCCCACTCAAAGGCAAACGACTTAAAAGAAGAAGCACAGTAGAAAGCGATTGGCGCGAATACTATGGTTCATCTGATAGGTTAAACGCAGACGTCCAAGCATTAGGTCCGAAAAACTTCACAAGAGAAATACTTTACCTTTGCAAATCCAAGGCAGAACTATCATATTTAGAAGCGCGAGAGCAGTTTGAACGCAGGGTTTTAGAATCCGACGACTACTATAATGGCATTATAAACGTCAGAGTAGGCGGTTCAAATATACTTAGACAGCGTCTTTTAGAACAATCTCAGGCAAAATAAAGCGGTTTTTTGGCTGGCGCAGGCTTAATTTCGTGCGCTCTAAACCTGGTCTACGTGTACACAGGGATGGAAAACCTTGCCGCAAAGGTGCTTAACCACTACCCGAAAGGATGACGATCGCTACTAAGACCTGCGATTTGGTTATTTGAAAAGAAAAACAAGGCAAAAAGAAGGGAGAAATACCCTACGTGTGTGCATTTGTTAGCGTAAATGTATACACCGCCGTCGTATAAAGACGCAGCTCGAGGTACCGGATGACCGCCTCTGTAATGCTGTAACGCTAGAGTGTACTGTGCAACTCGCATAATGCTGTTATCTTTGCCCGGCCTGGGCAAAGTGTGACTGAACAATCTGCATAATACTTGAATTGCTTCGCAATTATAATGTCGATAACTACTAAAAGAAGAAAATGCGTTGAGCGATCAGCGAAAACGCAAACGAGCGCAAGCTCGTTGATGCGATAAATAAAACATAGAAACGAGAATATCAATGCGATTACATAATTTAGATAAGACAAGTATCAGATATTATATTAGTGAGGATCTCAAGAGAGACCCTGCTCTCAATGAGCAATGGGATCGTATTGACAACGAATTCTTCAAACCATGGCAAAAATATCTCAATGAAGCTGCCATTACTCCAGATCAGATCAATCAGATCTTTGCAGCTGCAGAAAAAGAATCTGTTACAGCCGGTGGCAATAGCACTATGTTGGGCAAGATTGTTGATAAAATCATCCCAGATTCTTTTCTAGGCAAGTTAGAAAAAGCACTGCCTGAACCTGATCCAAAGGCTGTGCCTGATCCAGAATTTGAAGCCAAAGCCAGTGCAGCAGTACAACAGCTAGAAGCACCAGCTGAAACCAAGACAGGTCTAATGGCCATTGTCAAAGCTGCGGTGAAAAATCCACAAGCTCAAGCAGTGGTGCTTAGTCTAGTTGGTGGTGTGCTGGGCGGCCTAATGAGCAAGGCTGGACCATTGATTGCTACTTTCTTTCCTGGAGGTGGTACTGCTGCCGTGGCTATCACTGGTGCTATTGTTGCAGGCGGTGTTGCTATTGCAGCAGCCAAACTGCAAGGCAAGCCGTGGAAAGAAGCATTTAAAGGAGCGATTAAACCTGCATTAGCTGGTGCAGCTGGTGCTGTTATTGGTCAATTTGCAGCTGGAATTGCTGGCGCTGCTGTTGACAAGGTAGCAGGAGCATTTAAAGATACTGGCGCACCACCTGGAGGTGATACCAGTGCCGCAACCACTGCTATGAATGCTGACAAAAAAATGATCGCTGATCTACAGAAAGAATATCCCCCAGACAAGTTTGAATTTTCTGGATCGGGGGACAAAATAACTGTTATAGACCGCGCCACAGGACAAAAGGTGCAGACGCTTGATGGTCTTCAAGGCCAGTCCATGGACACAAAGACTCTAGCAGATCTAGCCAACGATCCTAATAAAGCTGTATCATCACCGCCAGGTGCTGGGCCTTTATCAACAGGTAAAGCTGATCCAGGCATAACCGATAATCCATTGTCTTCCCCCACTCTTAATAAATTAGCTGCAAAAGTAGCCGCCGGTCAAGCACCAACTGATCAAGAAATGAGCTATCTTGACAAGATAGAAAGGAGCGCCGTGCAAATGTCCAGTGCCACTAATCCTCAAGGCACGTCTGGTATTGGTAGTCCTAATTCACAACTCACGCTCAACACTGGAGAAGTAGTCACAGGAGCCAAGGCTGCACAAATGGCAAATGGATATTTTGATGCCACACAACGACTTAAAATGCAGGCTATTGAACTACAAGGCAATGCCAAATACGGAACATTGAAGAATTCAATTGAACGCACTGGGAAAAAATTGTCAGAAGGTCAGGTCTATCTCGTGTTCAATAAAATTGTCACACGCAACAACTATCTTCTCGGCGAAGGAAGATTGGCCGAAGGTCCCATGGACTGGCTAAAAACCAAAGCAAAAAATTTAACAACCAAAGTCACTGCTGACAAACTTAACTCAGCTTGGCAGAAAGCAGGATCGCCCATGGATTCCGAAGCCGTGGCTAAAGTCCTAGCTGATGCAGGAGTAAATCCTGATGTGGTTAAAAAAGTCTATACTGATCTAAAAATACCTGCAGCCGGTGCTGCTGCGCCAGCAGCAATGAGTGACGCTGAATTAGATAAACTGATAGACCAGTTAAATACTAAACAGAAAAAAGAAATACTAACCTATGTTCAGCAACAATTAAGGGCCGCATAATATGAGACTTCATGAAATAATTACAGAATCACAGATGGACGAAGGTCCAATTGGTCGTGGGATAGGCAAGCTAGTAGGCGGTGCTGCTAGAGGTATAGGAGCCATAGCAGGCGGAGTAGTCGGTGCTGGCACAGCATTGAAAAAAGGTTACCAATCTGGAAAAGCCGTAGTAGGTGATGATCCAGATCCTAATGCAGGAAAACCTGGATATACACCACCAGCAGAAGCACCAGTAGCGGCGCCAGCGGCGGGCGGAGCAGGAGGCGCAGCACCAGCACCAGCAGGTGATCCAAAAGCAGCAGCACCAGTACCAGCAGGTGATCCAAAAGCAGCAGCACCAGCACCAGCAGGTGATCCAAAAGCAGCAGCACCAGCACCAGCAGGTGATCCAAAAGCGGATGCTGCGGCAGCAGATGATGCAGCACGGACAGGAGAAAAAATCTATACACAGGTCAAGTCTAACATTGACAAATTAGATAACGAAGGAAAAACACGCATACTTGATCTTTTAAAGAAAAGTATTCAATCGACACCAGCTGAACCAGATCCCGCAGCGGCAACACCGGCGGCAGGTGATCCAAAAGCAGCAGCAGATCCAGCGGCACCAGCAGGTGATCCAAAAGCAGCAGCAGATCCAGCAGCAGGTGGCAAACCTCCCAATACCATGGCCAATGCACCAGTAAGTGCCACAAACAAGGCGGACCCTAGTAATCCTAATCTAGCGGCAGCGACCCCACCAGCAGCGGATGCAGCGGCACCGGCAGCGGATGCGGCAGCTACAGCACCAGCAGGACAAGGTGCATTTGCTAACGTGGCTCAACAGTTGTCTAAACCCGCAAAAGACCCAGCCGTTAAAGCCGCCGCAGATGCTGCACTCGCTAAACCAGGATTCCAACGAACAGCATCAGACAAACTAGCAATTAAAGCAGCCGCAGAAACAAAGAGTCTAGTACATCGTGGAAAAAGTCTTAACGAAGTATTTGCTCAAAGACTGGAAATACACAAGCGCAGAATGTTTGAATCTGCACTTACTAATGGTACGGCAAGTGTATTTGTAAAATGAGAATCAGAGATTTAAACGACGGGTTTGTAGACAGTTTTAAAAAAGGATATGCTAAAACTGCTCCTGCTGAACCAGCTCCTAGTTCAGCACCGTCTGCTGATACAACACAATCTGTGTTTTCTATGTTAGATCCTAGAGACACAAAAAAAATATTAGCAACTATTATTAATGGTCAGCCTTTAGACAATAGACAAATGTCAATGATCAAAAAGATGTATAACAAACTCTAAAAGAAAGGCAGTCCTGATTTTTTAGTTGTTTCGAGATTTTCTGCAACAATCTCTCCAATTATCTCGCGTTCGTCCCAACTCATATTCACGACTTCATTATAAGATAGTCCTCGCATATACCAACAGAGTTTTAGACAGTCTTTTTTTATTGACCTTGCCTCTTTGTCTAAGTTATCAGATTCCCGTAAAATCTCCGGCAAGGTTAATTTTGAGATTTTACGGCGAAAAAATTTGCCTGATCCATGGTTATTGGCATGGTAAATTCTTTGGTACATTCACTACACGACACAATATGAGATTTTAATTCAATCTGGTCTTTCATTGACACAACATGTTTTGAAATTGTTTCAAAGAGATCCTTGTTGCAGTTGTGAATAAATTCATTTATCATTTGTTTGTCTGTGACTGGTCCGTCTGGAGTATCTATTTGGCTGATACATTCTGCAATCAAATCCACAGTTAGTTCGGTCAACTTCACAAAACTTTTTCCAAATCTTTCTAATTTTTCTTCGTCTCCCATGTTCTCGTCATTGACAATGGCAAATATTCTCTGCTGCTCAAGAGTCTTAATACTGGTCTTGGTTATTTCACTATAGGAATAAGGACGCACATGTATAAGAAGAGGATCTGCATGGATTTCTTCTTTATATTCAAAATTATCAAATACACTGAACCATGCAGATAGATCTACGTCATAGTTGTTATCAGCATTACAATGCGGGCATTGTGTGTTGACTTCCATCTTGTTACCATAGGTAGCTATGCGTATGGCAATTAAAGCAAAGTCAATGTCGATACTGGGCATTTTCCAAGGATCAAGTATTGCAGGTATACAGCTCTTGATCAATTCCACAGTGCTTTGTCCTGACAGCAGTGCATCAGGAGTTTTAAACATGAGTTCATCTTTGGCAGTCATAGCGTATACAGCATATTGCCCGTTTTCACTGCGATCTAATGCACCTTGGGAATAGAATTTACCTTTTGATGGCAAAGACACATAGATCTTAGGCTGTCTAAAAAACCCAGCCAGGGGATTCTTTTTTTGCTGCATCGTGTTAGGAATTTCGTTCATTTTATCTCCGGTAAATATATAATGCTCACAAGTATTTATATGCGTATTTTACCAGGAAAAAAATAAGCCATGGCCGCAGTAATGATCGACATTCCAGGAATTGGACAAGTAGAAGCTAAAAATGCCGCTTCTGAATCTACGCTGCGTGAACTGCTGGCCGTAATGAGAGGTAGCCGCGGCGGGGGTGGCGGGGGTGGAGCAGGCGGCGGCGGTAGCGGGGGTGGCGGGGGTGGAGCAGGAGGCGGCGGTGGAGCAGGAGGCGGCGGCATATTTGGAAAAGCTGGTTCTATGGCAGGATCGGCACTATTCGGAGTCGGTAAGGCAGCAGGTCTAGTAGCTGGAGGTCTTGGAAAAGTAGCCGGTGGAGCTGGATTAGTTGCAGGAGCCTTGGCCGGTGTAGTAAAACAAGGGGTAGAGCTAGCCGAAAAAGGATTACGTGCTGCTGACCAACTATCTCGTATGGGTGACGATGCTTCGGATGCTGCAAGTATGCTATCTGGTCTTCCTGTAATAGGAAAATTAGGACCAATATTTAAGATAGTAGCAGGCGCTGCTGACAAAATGTTAGCTGCTTATGGTGCTGCCACAGCTGCTGGATCTAGTTTTGGAGGAAGCATAACTCAATTTTCAGCAGCGGCTACTACTGCTGGTATGAATCTACAAGAATTTGGATCACTGATTGCAAAAAATGGTCAGTCGATGGGAGCGTTTGGAACTACCACAGAAGGAGGTGCTGCTAATTTTGCCAAGGTGTCTAAACAGTTGAGATCTACCAGCAGTGACTTATACGCATTGGGATTTAGCACAGCAGAAATAAATCAAGGATTAGCCAGTTATGGTAATCTTATGAAACTGCAAGGACTGCAAGGTAAGCAATCAAATGCACAACTAGCACAGGGTGCTAGAAGCTACATGAAAGAATTGGATCTGCTGGCCAAAGCCACAGGCAAAAGTCGTCAGCAGGTAGAAGATCAAATGGCAACAATGGCCAAAGATGCACAGTTCCAGGCGTCGATGTCTGGGCTTGGAGATGGCGTGAGAAAAAGTTTTCTTGCAGTCACAACTGGACTTCCGGATGGTCTACAAGATTTTGCCAAAGACATCATGGCCACTGGTACAGCTACCACAGAAGAAAATCAAAAGCTCATGGCCATGATGCCTCAGAGCGCGGCCATGCTGCAGAGAATGAATCAAAAAATGCAGCGTGGTGAGGCAGTGACCTTAGAAGAACGTAATTCTCTAAACAATCTCATGAAGTCAGAAGGTGGTAAACAATTACAGAGTATAAAGAGCGCAGGTGCTGCTAATGCAGAGTTGGCTGGAACTGTAAACAAACTAGCTTCTACTCAACAGATAAATGCTAACGCACTCAAAGAAGGAACAGAAGAACAGAAAAAAGCCGCGGCCAACACAGACAAGTTCAATGAAAAAATGAACAAAATGAAAGAAGTGTTGTCTGGTCTCAGTAATACTTTTACAAACATATTGGCTAACAGTGGATTTTTAGATCTAATGATTAGTGCAGTTGGTCTAGTAGCAGACATTGCTAATGCAGTGCTTGTGCCGGCATTGCAGGCGCTAGACGCAGGAATACGTCCTATCGTAGATATATTCATGAAGACTTTTCCACCAGTGCTGGCAGTGGTATCTGCACTGTTTGAAAAGGTCGGTCTAGGAATGCAATTGATTTTTGGGCCTGTAGTAGAAAGAATTGGCAAGGCCCTAGAAGGCGTCAGCATGAAATTTGAAGATTTCAAAGGTGTAATTGACGTCGTTGATGAAGCATTTAATTTCTTATTTGGAATAGTAAACAGTGTAGTAGCAGGATTAGAAATAGCATTCGGTGGATTATTTGAAGCTGTACAAGATCTCATGCAGCCATTCAGTGAACTTTGGAATGCCTTGTCTGACACGTGGAGTACAGTAAATGATCTAGGGGGCGGCTTTGATTGGCTAAAACAAACTATAATAGAAGTGGGATCTGTGATAGGAGAAGCATTTAAGATTTTAGGAGCTATCATAGGCGCAGTAGTAGGTGTAGTCACTGACCTGTACAAGTGGTTTAATCAAACTGTGTTACAGTCACAGTTTGTGGTAGATATGTTTAAAACTCTAGGAACAGTGGTATCAGAAGCATGGCAAGTCTTTAGAAAGTATTTCAGTGTGGAAGGTATTAAATCACTAATGGAAGGAGTTGTAGATGGATTTGTTGGATTAGTAGACAGCATACGGGTGAAACTGCCTAACGCTTTAGGTGGTATAAGCAAAGACGTTTTTGAAGCACGAGAAAAAGAAAGAGCTGCTAGAAAGGAACAACGTGACACTGTGGTGGACGCGGCGCTTACAACAGCGAAAGCAGAAAAAGATGCCAAGGTAGCTGCAAAACTTGCTGAAGTAAATCAAAATCAAAAAACAATCAAAGAAAGAAGTCTGTTTGCAGAAGCTAATAAAAAAATTGCACAAAAAGAATTAGCTGGACGAGAAGCCGCAGCCAAAGCAGCTGAAATGTCTATAGACTATGCCTCTGGTCCAGAAGCATTATTAAAACAATTCAGCGCCAAGGAAGGCGGAGCAGTTGAGATAGGTGTCAAGAAAGGCGAAATTACCAAAGACAAAGCAGCGGCAGACGCAGAACTAGCAGCAGCCACAACTGGTGCAGAAAAGAAAGCTGCTGCTGAAAAAATTGAAGCTGCTGAAGCTAAACTAAAAGCTCTAGAAGAAGCATTAGCGTTGGCTAAACAACGCTCTGGTACTGCTCCCCCTGCTGCATCTAGCAGTGCAGACGCTACAAGAAAAGCAATAGAAGCTGATGCGGCAAAGAAAACAGCTGATGAAGCAGCTACCAAAAAGAAAGCCGAAGATGATGCAGCTGCCAAGAAAAAAGCTGATGAAGATGAAGCTAAAAAGAAAGAAGATAGTACGAAAAAACCAGAATCTTTAGAATCCCTAATGGCGCAGTTAAATACACATATGGTAAAATTATTAGATTTAACAGCCAAAACTACTTCTAACACCTATGCTACCTACGAAGCTGCCAAGAACCTAAACGGAAATTTATATAAAGCATGAGCTGGAAAAGACACTTTACCCCTGTAAAAATTGACAACTCGGGCGGCTCTATGAGTCCAATCAGTGGCCGCGGCCGTCCTGGTCCAGCTAGAGCCAACTACTCCAGTTTCCTGCCAGATGTCTATGCAGGTGCACCAAATCGAGTAGAACGCTACATGCAGTACGATACCATGGACATGGATTCAGAAGTTAATGCGGCTTTAGACATCCTCACAGAGTTCTGCACCCAAAAAGAAAAAGAAAACCGCACACCATTTAATACATTTTTCAAAGGCAACCCTACAGCCACAGAAGTTAAACTGCTGAAAGATGCTCTGCAGAAATGGAGCAAGCAACAGCAGTTTGAAACTCGTATATTTCGTATTTTCCGTAATGCTCTAAAATATGGTGACTGTTTCTTTGTGAGAGATCCAGAAACCAAAAAGTGGTTGTTTGTTGATGCTGCCAAGGTTACTAAAATCATAGTCAACGAATCCGAAGGCAAAATACCCGAGCAGTATGTGATCAGAGACATCAATTTCAACTTCAAAGAAATGGTGGCTGTGACTCCGCATGGTACCACAAATACAGCACCCAGCGGCACTAGTTCATATACCACAGGTGGCGGATTTGGTCGTGGCATGGTTGGCGCAGCAGCACAACCTCCCGGCACAAGATTCAGCACACAGACCAATGAAGTTACCATAGATGCCAAACATGTGGTACACATTAGTATGAGTGAAGGACTAGACAACAACTATCCTTTTGGTAATTCGATATTAGAATCTGTATTCAAAGTCTACAAGCAGAAAGAATTGCTTGAAGATGCTATTATTATCTATCGTATACAACGTGCTCCAGAAAGACGTATTTTCTATGTGGACGTTGGCAACATGCCGGCACACATGGCCATGAGCTTTGTTGAACGTGTTAAAAACGAAATCCAACAAAGACGTATACCTAGCTCAACAGGTGGCGGAGCCAACGTCATAGACGCCAGTTATAATCCTCTAAGTGTAAACGAAGATTACTTCTTTCCACAGACTGCAGAAGGTCGTGGATCAAAGGTTGAAACACTGCCAGGTGGCACTAACCTAGGCGAAATTACAGACCTACGATATTTTACCAACAAGTTATTCCGTGCTTTAAGAATTCCAAGTTCTTATTTGCCTACTGCTATTGATGAGCAGCCCAACACCATGGCAGATGGCAAGGTTGGTACTGCCTACATTCAAGAACTTAGATTTAATGAATACTGTAAACGTCTACAGTCAATGATCGTAGAAACGTTTGATCTAGAATTTAAACTGTGGCTAACTGCACAAGGCATCAACATAGACAACGGACTGTTTGAATTAAAATTCAATTCGCCACAAAACTTTGCTGCTTATCGTCAAAGTGAACTAGACACAGCTCGAGCTGCTACATTTAGTCAAGTTATTGCAATCCCACATCTCAGCAAAAGATTTGCAATGAAACGTTTCCTAGGTTTGTCAGAAGAAGAAATCAAAGAAAACGAAAAGCTATGGAGAGAAGAAAACGGAACGACATTAAAACCAGATGCTGATGCACAGAGTCAGTTGAGAAATGTAGGTGTCTCAGCTGGCGGAATGGCCGCAGACGCAGCAGCACAGACTGCAGAAGCACCTGCAGATATGGCAGCTGCTGCAGAAGCAGGCGCAGAAGGCGCAGAAGCAGCACCAGCAGAAGCACCAGTTCAATAATAAATACATTATGCTTCTAAACGAATTTTTTTACTTTAACGAAAAAAACAACGACTTTGCCAATGATCGTAGATACGATGCTGGCAGAGATTCATCAGTTGTGAAGAAAAGTGACACCAGAAAAATACGTTTGACCCTACGGCAGATCAATCAACTGAGACTGCAGGCGGAAGCACATCAAGTAGAATCAGAGTCAGAACTGGGATTTATTAGACAAATGTATGCAACCCCAGCAGAAGCACCTGCAGCATAATCCTGCATTCGTTATAGGCAACGGCACCAGTAGACTGAAATTAAATCATCTCAGTGCAATGGACCGCGGCATAGTCTATGGTTGTAACGCACAGTACAGAGAATATTCTCCACACTATTTGATAGCTGTAGATGTAAAAATGGTCAATGAAATCATAGGTGCAGGCTATCACAAAAAGCATCAGGTCTGGACTAATCCCAACAAAGGTATCAGCACCAAACACAACATCAATTTCTTTTCACCTCACAAAGGGTGGAGTTCAGGGCCCACAGCTCTGTGGTTTGCTGCTACACAAGGACATCAGCAGATCTATATATTTGGCTTTGATTATCAAGGCGACAATGGCAAATTCAACAACGTATATGCCAACACTCACAACTATAAAAAAAGCTCGGACAGTGCCACTTATTTTGGCAATTGGCTCAGCCAAACTGAAAAAACCATCAAAGAATTTAGACACGTGAAATTCTTCAGAGTGGCAGATCCTGGTGCATTCATACCAGACAAACTAGGCCCAACCCTGTCAAACCTCAGCCACATCACATTTGAGGATTTTGATAGAACGTTCCCGGGTACTATATATTCCGATCAAATCAATCAAAAAACTACCATTTAACCCTGGTTTGTAATCTTAGTGTTAAATAACTTACAGCCTTGACTATATAAAGGAGAACATAACATGGCAGACAAAAAACTGTTGCAACAGATGCTTGAGCATCTTGTTAACGACGATCAAGCGAAAGCTGAAGAATTATTCCACGAGTACGTGGTACAACAATCCCGTGAAATCTATGAATCTTTGATCGACAGCGAAATTGCTGAAGAAGAAGATAAAGAAGACGACGACGAAGAAAATAAAAAAGTTGACGAAGCTTCTGACGAAGACGACGACGAAGAAAACAAAAAAGTTGACGAAGAATTTGAAGACATCGCTATTGAAGGCGATGACGAAGATCCAGATATGATGGGTGGTGATCCTACAGATGACCTAGAAGGTGATCTAGAAATGGGTGACGACGACATGGAAGAAAAGTCCGAAGAAGAACTATTCCAAGACCTAGACAGCATTGTTGATGAACTACAGGCCAAATTTGATGAACTCAAAGGTGGTGATGACATGGGCGACATGGGCGGTGATGACATGGGCGACAAAATGAAAGATGATTTTGATCTTGAAACCGTGCGTGAATACGTTGAGAAAGTTGCTCCAGCAAAAATGGGCGACAACGGCGTAAACACCAAGTCTATTGTTGCTGGTAAGAATGACATGGGCGGTACAACTGCTAACATTCTAAGCGGCGGCGAGTCTAAAGGCGAAGGTACAAAAGGCGGATTGTTAAATCCAGCCGCTAAAGAAGATAATGCTGGTAACATCAATGTCCCAGGCGGCAAAGCTGGTGGTGCTTTCTCTAAGAAAGAACCCGGACATGGTGCTGAGAAAGCTGGTTCTAAAGAATCAGCTGACAACAAGCAAAGCCTTTTCCGTGGTCGTAGATAATAGGATCTAACGGTGAAGAAACTTACGCTAGCAGAACATTTGAGTTACGATCAGGCTAAGATTGTCTTGGAGAGCGAAGAAGGCAGCGACGGTAAAAAGTCGCTGCATTTAAACGGTATTTGCATTCAAGGAGATATCCGCAATGCAAACCAACGTGTTTATTCTTCTCAAGAAATTGGCAAGGCTGTCAAAACGCTCAACGAGCAGATCGCTGGTGGTTACTCTGTGCTGGGAGAAGTTGATCACCCACAGGATTTAAAAATCAATCTAGATCGTGTTAGTCATATGATTACCAAGATGTGGATGGATGGTCCTAACGGCTACGGAAAACTAAAAATACTTCCAACTCCTATGGGTCAGTTAATTCAGACCATGTTGGAGTCGGGAGTTAAACTAGGCGTCAGCTCTAGAGGCAGTGGAGAAGTTGACGGCGAAGGTAAAGTACAAGGATTTGAGATTATCACCGTAGATGTGGTAGCTCAACCCAGCGCACCTGGCGCTTATCCTACACCAGTATATGAACATCTAATGAATAACACAGGCGGTTATCAGGCCTATCAAATAGCACAGCAAGTTCAAGGCGACCCTAAGGCACAAAAATACCTAGCAGAGAGTTTGAAACGAATAATTTCAAATCTCAAATAACAAGGAGAATCACATGTTAGATATCGTAAAACAGTTGTTCGAAAACAATGTGATTTCCGAGGAAATCAAATCGGAAATTGAATCCGCTTGGAATAGCAGAATTCAAGAAAACCGTGATGAAGTCACTGCTACACTACGTGAAGAATTTGCACAGAAATATGAACACGACAAAGGCGCTATGGTAGAAGCTGTTGAAGCTATGCTAACAGATCGCCTGCAATCAGAACTAGGCGAGCTTGCAGAAGACCGCCAAGGACTAATTGAAGCTCGTGCCAAATACGCAAAGAAAATGAAGTCTGATTCCAAAGCTATGGAATCATTTGTGCTTCACAATCTCAAGAAAGAACTTGCAGAACTACACGAAGATCGCAAAGCAGTAGCTGGTAATGTTGAAAAATTAGAATCTTTTATCGTGGACGCACTAGCGAAAGAAATCGCAGAATTCCACACTGATAAGAAAGATTTGGCTGAAACCAAAGTAAAATTGGTTCGCGAAAGCAAGGCCAAGTTCGAACAGATCAAGAAAGATTTTGTAGCACGTTCCGCTAAAATCATTGAAGAAACAGTCGCAAAAGGACTGCGTTCTGAAATGACTCAGCTACGTGAAGACATTGAAGCTGCTCGTAGAAATGACTTTGGTCGCAGAATTTTTGAAAGCTTTGCCAGCGAATATGCTGCAAGTCATCTAAATGAAAAATCTGAGACAGCTAAACTATTAAAAGTAGTTGCAGTCAAAGAAGCAGAATTAGAAGAAGCAGCTAAAGTTGTTGCAGATACACAATCACTAGTAGAAAACAGAAATCGTGAACTACGCATCATCAAAGAAAGCAGTCAACGCAAAGAAGTTATGAGCGAATTGCTAGGCCCATTGACAGGTGACAAGCGTGAAGTAATGAGCAGTCTACTAGAATCAGTACAGACAGAAAAGCTACGTACAGCTTTCGACAAGTATATCAGTTCAGTAATGAACGGTGCTACCCCGGCGAAGAAAGTACTATCCGAAGGCAAAGAAATCACAGGCGACAAAGCACAGGCACAACAATTCAGCAGTGAAGAAAAAACTGCTGAAATATTTGACATCCGCAGGCTTGCGGGACTAAAAGTTTAAGGAGAACTATAATGTCACAATTACTCGAGTCACGCTGGT